CGCTTGTTGCTTTTATCGGTTTAGTCCCAAGGTAGTGGGAAGGTTTGGACACCCGAAGGTGTCCAGATTTGCTTAGGCAGAGACCATCAGGTTATCTACGCGCATGATGCGGTAGTACTGGTTGCTCTTAGCAGCAGCAAGACCATTTGCTGGAGTAGCACCAACGAATGGGTTAGACGCCATACCATAACGAGTCTTGAACCCGATACGTGGTTGGAAGTCGTTCTCGCCAACAGCGCGAACCATTTGCAGTGGTACGTATGGGCAGTAGAAAACACCTGCGTCATATGGGTTAGTACCTTTGTATCCTACAGTGATGTAGTCAGCAACAGCATATGGATCGATGTAGACTTTCATGCGACCTTGGATAGTACCAGCGAAGGTGTTACCAGTGTCGTCTACTTGCAAGTTAGTGCTTACAGCAGGAGCATAGTCCAGTACGCCAGCAGCAACAAGAGCAGTAGCAACGTCTGAAGAACAGATCATTACGTTACCCTTACCACGACGAGTCTCTTTCGCGATAGCGTTTGCTTCACGATCAAGTTGAACCAACAGACCCTTGAACTTCTCAACAGACCAACGACCATCAGCGTCAGTGCTAAGATCGAAGATACCCTTAGTCGTACAGTTAGCAGTCAAAGCACCAGTCTTTGCTTGGCTATTGATAGTACGGATAACTTCACGGTTGATTTCAGCGAGGATCTCAACAGAAAGGATGTTAGCGAGTTCTGACTCAGCGTCAAGACCGTGGATTGCTTTCAGGTCTTGTGCCAATTCGATAGTGTACTCTGCCTTCAGTGCACGAGACTTTGCTTCAACAGCTGCTTTCTCGATAGTGAAACCCATCTCAGCGAAGTCACTTCCGGTGTTACCGAGTGCTTCAGCGTCAACAGTTGGCATACCGCCACCGACAGTTGGACCAGTACGGTCGTTGTCGATTGAAGAGTCGCCGCCAGCGTCAGTCAGACCAGCAAGACCAGAAGGTCCACCAGATTGAGTAACAGAAGAGTCACCAGAGTATGGTGCAACTGCTTCGCCGAACAATGCCTCGTCATTAGCAGTAGCGCCGCCACGAGTAGTCTTGTACTTGCTCTTCATAGCGAAGATCAAACCAGTAGGACCAGTCATTGGTTGAACACCACATACGTCGTATGCCATCAAGTTAGGCATGGCGCGACGAACGAGAGAGATCAGTACTGGATCCCAGTTAGCAGCAGAACCGGTGTTGTTCGCAGCAGTCTCAGTCATGAACATAGACTGTGAACCTTCAGCGATCATTGCCTTCTCTTGTGACTCGAGGACAGCAGCAGTAACCTTACGTCGGTATGGATCTGCGATAGCGCCAGAAGTCTCTTCGTTTAATACTGGTGCCCACTTTTGCACCAAGTTTTCGTAGTTTAATTCCATTTTGATTCTCCTTGAATGTAATGGATAGGTTTATCGATTTGAATTGCGAATTGCATTTAGGTACTTTTCCATTGAAGGGGCAACTTCAACTGCTGCTTCTGGAGCAACGTCTTCAGTGATCTCTTCAACAGGTGCTTCGGTGGTCTCAGAAAAGAATGACTCTTTGATAGTGGCAACTTTAGATGCAAATACTTCTGCGTCTTCGAAGTCTACACTTTCAGCAAGTTTCTCAAACTTCTCTTTCTGAGTCTCAGCAAGATCAGCAACTGCTTCTGTAACGATCGCTTCACGTTGAAGCAACTCGATTGCTTCGCTCATAGCGATAGCGTCAGTAGTAGTTTTGTTGAGTGCCTCTTCGAGTTCCTCAACTTGATCCGCCAAGTCGTCGACGAGGTCGACCTTGGACTCTGGTACTTCGATGTAAGACTCAGTGAATAATCCTTTCAGACTCTCCATAAAGTTCTCAGCAATCTCTGCACGCAGACCATTTTGGATAGCAACTTGGTTCTCTTGCATCCAGTTCTCAACAACATAGTTCAGGTAGGAATCAACCTTCTCAACCAACTCGTCACGCTGTGCTTGAGTTTCCTCAGCAAGACGCTCCTCGTAGTTTGATTCGATTCGCTCAACTTCTTCAGCGATTTTAGAGTTCAATGCCGCTTCAAAGATAATGGCAGTCTTCTGCTTAAACTCTTCGGAAAGAGTTGCTTCTGACTCAACCAACGCGTCGAGGTCTTCTCCGAAAGAATTGTCTGCTTCAGCAACAACTTCTTCTTCGGCGACTTCGATTTCTTCACCCATCATTTTTCCGTATGAAGCTTGTAGGTCTGTCTTCTTCATACTGTTCAACTTACCGTACATCGCGTTGATCATGCCTGCTTTAGTCTTTGGCATTGGATCGCTGTTCTTCTTGTCACCTTTTCGTGCAGGTGCTTGGGAAGTAGAACCAGACGCAGCAGCAGTAGCAGCTACAGATTGGTCCTCAGCGTTCTTCATGTCATGTCCTTCGGCGACATCGTCAACGAGTTCTACATTTTGCTCTTGATCCATAATAGGACTCCTTATTTAAAGGGTTTCTTTAAGATTAGAGAGGAAAGATTTGAACTCACGAGTCTGCTCGGCATACGTGTATACCTTTGCAGAAGGAGTAACGATTTCAGTCTCTTGTTCTTCACATATTTCTTGAGCGACGAGTATTCCTTTGTCCCAGACCCAGTCAACGCCTTCCATAATACCATTAACGAAAGCATTCGGTGCTGATGGATCTTGTACGATATCTACCGTACTAAGGACGAAGTCTTCTCCGACGTACGAGGCACCGCCTCGTTGTTCAAGACTACCCATTCCACGAGTTGAGACACCAAGGTTGACACCACCTTCAAGCAAACCTTTTACGATTTTACCCATAGGAGTATCTAATATTGATGCCTTTCCGATCACATCATTACCTTCGAAACGAAGATCAGTGATGAGATGCGAAACTTTGTCGAGGTTGACTGTTGGACCTTCAGGATGGTTCAACTCGCCAACCGCACGATTCTTTGATACCTGCTCTTCAACATACTTATTAACCGCTCTCTCCATAGTCTTCTTTGGATAGATACGAC